GGTAAGCATTACTGCTTGTTCTTTGAATTCTTTAGTAAATACCCGACGTTCTGTCAATTTCACTCAGCTCCTTGGTTTTTATTTTACCTTTTAACTGAGTGTCTGGCAAATCGGGGGAAGATCAAAGACCAAAAATTATACGTAGAAATTTTTTCTGTAAAAGTTGAAATAAATTGTGATAATAAATTCCTACCGTGTAAATTGAAGATGTCTAAAAGCAACTCACCCCCTCGGTCCCCCTCTCTCGCGAGAGAGGGGGAAGGCTCAAGACTAGCAATAAGCAAAATTGATCTCAAGGGGTGAGTTGTACTTAGACATTCAAAATACTTATTTCAACCTACGTCGCGTCCTAAAGGTCGCGTTTTGCAAAATGCGCAGGCTAGGAGATGGTTGGCCTAAATGGATTTTCAAACTGAGTGGACCTTTCTTCTATAGCAATAACCCCGCAATAATAATCCCCTCAATTATTGTAGCCACTTTGAGCATCTTATTTCGCCTTTGGCAGCTCTCGAATTCCTTTTTTAAGCTTGTCAAGCCGTTCCGTATCGCGTCTGTCTCCGCTTGCAATTGATTGTAGGATGTCTCTTTGTTGCTGATGGAGATCTCCAAGTCGCTGATTCGTTGCTGCAAGTTGCTGTTGATCCGCTCTAAGTTCTGTAATTGTTCTAAGGTCAATTTGTTGTTGAGCTTTAAGCTCTCGAATTGTCTGCTCCGCTCGGCCAAGCTGATCTTTAATTCTTTGATAATCTGCAGAAACTCCGTCCTTTGCTGCTCGCTGATGATATAACCCCCCTCCGCCCCACAGGCGGAAACAGAGCAAACCGCTAACAAGAACGAAAACAATAATACTGATGTAACCAATCTTTTTAACCACAATGATCTTCGCCACCTTTATATTTAATTTCATAAGCCACAGAGGCACAGAGACACCGAGAAAACTTATTCTCTGTGCCTCCGTGTCTCTGTGGCTAAATGCTCTTTATTACCCCAACAGTATAAAGTCCTTATTCTCATAGCCCCGTATTCTTTGGCAGACTTCATACCCCTCGGGGCTGCCCTCATCGTTGGTATTGCCCTCGATAGTGACAAAGTGGTCCGGGGTTGCTTCCACCACGATCCCGGTATGCACCCATTTGCCCGGCTGCCGCACGAAAAAAACCGCTCCGGTGAACTCCCCGCATTTATGTTTCCCAACCTCAATCTCCGGCAAATACATCCTCCTGTGCATGGCGGCTTCAGCCATCAAAGCGCAGGATGGAGAAGTCATAAAGGGAAGCTCGATGTTCAGACTTTGACATGCCTGGCAGAGCAAAAAACTCACGAACCCGGCGCACCAGGGCCACTCACGGCCTTGGTTGCCGTACATATACAGGCGCACCCAGGGCCCCATGTTTTGCCCCCCGGCTTCCCGGGGATGGACTGCTAAATGTTGTTTCGCATAGGCCGCCACCATTTCTCCCAGTGTCGCTTCACCGGCCGAAATAGGCTGCAAAGCCCTTCGCATCGGCTCCACCAGACAATTCAAGGTTTCCTCATCCGTTTCCCCGGTAGCTTTCAGATGTTGCGCCGCTTGAAAATTTTTCACCGCTTGGCGGGTTGCCGGTCCAAAAATTCCGTCGATGGTTACGCTATACCCGTTCAGTGTCAGCCACTCCTGGATGGCTTTTGTCCTGACGGCCTGATCTCCGGTATGAAAGAAACGGTTATAGACTTGGTCCATTAACTTTCCCTCCTCCGCCGTTTTCACCCCTGGAAACTTGGTTGCGGGCCGCCGGTCTCCTCGGCGCGCCTATTTTAATGTTCTCCAGCAAATTGCCGGCCCCGAGAATCGCCGCTCCCGCGTAAAGAAACAATTTCAGCACTTCCAAAGCGGCCGCCCGGGTCTTATGAAAGGCAATAAAAAATCCAAGCACTATAGCGGCTTGGATTAATATGGTACCGTTGACTCTTTTCGACGAGATCCCGCCGTTCGGCCCGGTCAGCATCCGGACCAAAAAGCGTTTCAAACCTCGCAAACATCTGCCAATCGCTATAAAAAGTCTCATTCACCATCCGTCCCTTCCCGCTTGATATCCTCCTCCACACACTTCTCCAGGTATTTCATGCGCAGGTCCAGGGTGCCCATAAAAGTCTGAATGCCGCGCAATATGTCATTGGTCTCTTTCTGGATAGCCTGGGAGTTCAGGTTCATCTCGATATACTTGGTTTCCCGCTCCCGGCTCTCTTTGAGCAAGGTTTGATAAGCCCGCCAAAGGATGGTAAAACCGGCCACCATTCCTACGAAGAGGACCACGATTACGATGGATAAGGCTCCGTTCATGCCTCCGCCGGCTTGCTGGATCGCCTGGCCGGTGGATGTGATGATTGATGTGGTTTGTTCCAAATATTTCACCGCCTTGTCTTTGTTGTTGAAAAACAAAACTGTACCGGCTTTTCGGCTGGTAGCAGTTTCCCTATGGTTTCGTATGTGAGGACATTGTAATGCGTTGACCTCAATCCGCGGGTTAAAAACCCACGGCTGTTACAAAACTTATCGGTTGAAACCGATATCAAAACATCATTGAATACTATATATCCACGATGTAAAGCTTCTATACCAGTTTTAACTGGTAAGATCTTGATTAGCCATGGGTTTTAACCCGTGGCGGGCTAAATTTCTAACTTGCAATAGTCCCGTCTGTATTCCTCGCAGCAGCTTCCCGCACCGCTTTTGCTGCCGCTAAAGCATCATAAGCTGCAATATACGCATCGCCCTCCATCCAAATCAAATCTTGCGGCACGGCTGTATCAGAGGTATGTAGATAGTGACTGACTCCAGGTTCATAATACCTGCCGATATAACCATCAGGCAATTCGGGATAAGAGCTGCCGAAATCGGTTTGAAAGTTTGCTATCGTATCCATGTATACTCCTGCGTTAGTACGTATAATAATCCATCCATCAGGATGATGTTGAAAATTAGGATATCCCATTGTTTAATCCTCCTTAGTATCTCATGATATAATTACAAGTTAACCAGGGTTGCATGTTGTTATGGGAAGAATCACCACCTGTGCTACTTGTGGAATAGCTTGCGCTAGATCCGGGTATTATGCCACGGGGGGTACCACCTGCAGCGGCCGAACCATCCATGCCGGTTAACATATTATGTAGATGGTTTGCTAATTCACTTATTGTTAAAGTGTGATTTTCTTCACCACCAATTCCGCCTAAAACATCAGCATTACTATTATTTACAATATTTGCGCTAGTCCCACCCATATTATCTTTACCAATTGCCACACGTCCACGTTTATCCGGCAATGATAACCGTTTATGAGCCTCAAAATCCTCTATGGCGCTTGCACCCTTTGCTATTACAGATCCGGTTGAACTATAAAGCCGAATCTGTGACCCTGTAACATTTGCGGCATTCCATAACACCGTAAATAAACCGATAGCGTCGGCACTAGCAAGCGCGGTTGCGCCTGAACTTTCATCTCCGATGGTTTTGCCGTCAACCCATAGATGGCGGGCAGGTAGAGTAGTGCCATAGTATTCTTTAACTATTCCAAGCGGATCGTGGGATGCAACCTCATCTACATATTGTTTAGTTGCGGCATGAAGATTCTCTGTCGGATCGCTGCTCAAAGTTAACGAGCCGGTCATTGTATCCCCGGCCTTCAAAACATAAATTGACTCCGCAAATATGGCCGTTACATTAGCCGCACTGCCGACCGATAAATCGATGGTAAACACTTGCTCGATGGTTTCGGCCCCGTCATAGGCGGGCATATAATCCGCCGCATCCCCCGCATTGGCTACCGCATATAAGATTTCCCCTTCATCCGGGTCAGCGGCGAATATGCCCAACTCCCGTATATAATAGTTTCCGGTTAAATTTTTGTTGGAAAAATTGGCTTTAATTTTAACTGATTTATCGCTGACCGAAAGGTTGCTGATAGTTACAGTCTGTTTCTCATTAAGTAAAGCCGTCAAAGTATTTAATTGCGTTCCCGGTGGCAAAACCCCAGCGCCCAATGCTATCCGGGTGAATTTTAATTCGGTCCCGGCCTGGGCCTTTATTTGTAATGCATATCCAACATTCGTTAATGTTAAACCGGTAAATTCAGCCATGATTTAACCTCCTTAATATCTCATGATATAGTTACAGGCTATCCAGGGTTGCATGTTGTTATGGGCTCCATTACCACCCTTGTTAATAATGCTAGATGAATCGATTACATTTATTCCATCTTCAAAAATATGTCGGGTTAAACTGCCACCACCAATATCGGTCTGAGTTTTGTATCCTAAATTATGATTATGGCTCGGCATTTCAGCTATTGTCAAAATGTGGTTTTCCTTTCCGTCGATTCCGCCAAGTATGTCAGCTATACTATTTGTCACAACGTCAGCAGATATTCCACCCATACTATCAAGTCCAACACCAACCCGTCCACGCATATCCGGTAAGCTCAACCGCTTATGCGCCGCAAAGTCCGCCGCTGCGCTGGCGCCTTTGGTGGTCGAAACGCCTGCCGAAGTGTAAAGTTGAATTTTTGATCCACTTGCATTGGCTGCATTCCAAAGGACTGTATAGAGATCAATAGTGTCTTCATCAGCCCTGCCTGTTGCGCCGGAGCTTGCGTCGCCTATGGTACAACCGTTCACCCAAAGGTGGCGGGCGGGCAAAGAGGTACCGTAATATACTTTGGCATGGCCCAGCGGATCCAGCAACTCCAGTAAACAATCCACGTACTGCTTGGTGGTGGCCCCTAAATTCGTTGCCGGGTCTCCACCTAAGATCAACGGGCCAGTCATCGTGTCTCCGGTCTTCAAAAGCGCCTTGGCGTCAATATATTCAAAGTTTTGGCGCAACACCGATCGCTTGACGGTATCCGTGCCGACAGGCAGCTCAAGCCCCATATTTGTTGAAATATCACTCAAAATCGATACACCTCCAATTGATTCCATGTCTGTCCCAAAGCGTCCAAATCATCCCATGAAAGATTTGCCGCATCGAGATCATTCCATATCGAGCGTGCAATCACCCGATGATGGCAAGTCTGTTGCACCCCAAAGCCGTAAAAAGTATTTAAGTTGCTGTTCTTCAAAGCCTCGATACATTCCAGTTTGGAACGTACATTTTTTACAGAGTTAACCGCCCTGACCACCTCAGCGATCTTGCTTTCACGGGGCAGATTTGTTTCGGTGGAGATTTTAAAATAAAACGGTTCTCCGTTATAGGTAAACCATTCCTTGACAGTGGTCTTGTCAAAAGCATCGCTTACGATCTGCTTCACTGCATCGGCCGTACCTTTACGGTATTTGTACAGATAGCCGTTTTTCACCAACTCCCGCCGATTCTCCAGGGGCAGGGTCTGATCGTAAAAGTCGACATTGATCTCTCCGGCCAGGTTGTCGACAACCTCTGAAGCGGCATTATCAACATCGGCGATAGTCAGGCAGTTGTTGACCGAACTCGCCAAAGCTTGAAACTCGCCGTCAACCGTCCGGCTGGCTGTGGTAATGTCCGGATCGCTGCGCAGGTTCTCCGGCAGAAGTTCAAGTAAAGTTACCTCATTAATTTTTTTACTCATCTTCCAACTCCTCCGGATTATCGTGTGCGGTAATCATTGCCTCCCCTGCCGCTATTGCTATTTCCGTATCCCCAACAGCGGTATATACCGGAGAATTAACCGCCACCCGGCTGGCGCCGGCGTTCATCACCATGGAAATCAATTTGGACGGATTGATGTCCCGCCCAATCTTTGACTTTTGCCAGTTAATATACTCCGCTACAGCATTATTTACTGCTGTTTTAATGGCATCGATTAAGCCTTGATCCGGTTTTTTGATGTAATACTCAATGTCAACGTTGTAATTCACGATTCCCGGCGCTGCAACCGTTACGCTATCCGTCAGCGGCCTCCTGGTATCGTCCGAAAGATACCGGCCAACCGCCTGAATCAGGCCGTCCTCCGGCAACTCGCCATTTTCAAGAATAAAGTAAACCGAAACCTTTCCCGGTTCAGGTGATATTACATTAACATCAGTGATGGACGAATTGTATTCCTTGGTAAAATACTCGTATGCCCCGACCGGGCCGGCCACGCTGAATGATTCCGGCTTGGTAAATATCCTTTCCCGCAGGGAATCATCGTCTTCTGTATCGGTCCCGCCCTGGCTTTTACTGGTATTGACAGTACCGGTAATGTAGGGAATCGGATCGACCAAAGTGGTAATCTGGCCCGCAATATATCCATTACCGATGGTCCCAGGCTCAGTGCATTCAACAATCACTTCAATCTCGGTACTTCCCGCCTTAATCTCGGTATCTTCGATAGTCGCAAAAAACACCTCTCCGCCGGCGCTAACCCGGGTGCCGTTGGGAATGGCAACCGCCGTAGCCTGCTTTTGGGCTAAACTAAACTTCTGGCTAACCTTGGCCGTAGTTGCTCCTTTTCTGGTCACCCCGATCCTGGCCCCCAGGTTCTCCAGATATCCGCCGCTGGAATATTTCAATAAATTATTCTTGGCCGCCCGGTCGATCAGTTGGTAAGCGGTATAAATCCGCAGCGCCTGGGCATAGATCCAGATACGGACCGGATCGCCGCCGGCCAGGATTTTCTTTTCACCGGTAGCTTTATAATAGGTGTCCTGGTACTCGGCGATCATACCGGCTAACAGTGTATCCACATCTTTATTTACAAAGTCGATCTCTGGCAAATTATTTAGTGATTCCACACTATTTGACAAGGCCAATCACCACCTTCGGTTTCAGAATGCCGTTGACCGCATCGTAGCCGAAAGTGACTTTTTTCACTTCGGCCCGCGGCTCATATTTTTTTACTTTCTTGATATATTCCACTGTCAGACGGTTCTTGGCCGCCTCCATCGGCAAGTCGGCAATATCCATATTCACCCCGAAGTCCCGGTCCATCACGACCGTACCGGCCCTGGTGGTGAGGATAGTCTTGATATTGCGGATGATCTCATCATTGCCGTTTGCGCCGAATTCTATTTTCAATTGAACAGTTGCCGCATCAATCATTTACTGCACCTCCGCTATATACTCTTCCAGCGTTACATCGATTTTGCCGGAGAATAGTTCGCCATTATTAAAGATGACGTCCCAAGCCTCGCTGACCGACTTCACCACCCAAAAGTCATCACCAACCAATACACCGCCGATAACCAAAAGATCAGCCCGGCCGTTTTCAGCCAGGCTGATCCATTTCTCCATCTCCTCGCGGGGTTTGACACCGAAATTACCGTTAAGCGTAATGGAGAATGAAACCGTCTTCAGATTGGGGCCGATATATTCGGTCTTTGGCTTGTACTTGGCTACATTGAATGTTTCCGCCGGGGTTGGCCGTCCAATCGTCTCATGAGCGCTAAACCGCGCGGAGGCATCCAGTTTAAAACCGCTGAAATTTAAAATTTTGCTGTCCGATGTTTCAAAAATAATATCTCCAAAATAACCGATCATTACATCACCTCATTATGGATGTGAATGGTGGTTCGTATTGCCGCCACCGTCAATAATTGAACCTGCTGCATTAATTGAGCCCGCAGCCGATATAGAACCATTCGTACTAATATTGCCGCTAACATCAAGATTTTGGGCGACTTTTAGATTGCCGGTTATGCTTACTTCGCCATCAAGAATGATATTTCCGGCATGGATGGTTAAGGTCTCACTGCTCCGGTCATAACTCAAAAAAGCATCCCGCAAAAACTGTTTGTAATAAATGTTTTCCCCATACCCGGATGGAACCGGCAAATCTTTGTCATAATAATACCGGCCCAGGCAAAAACCGTTGCTAATTCCGTTTCCCAGGAACAAGCATAGTACCGGCTCGCCGATCTTCGGCATCTCATACTCGAAGGAAAGCAGCGGCAGTTCATCCGTTACTATGCCGTCCTGGTCTTCAAAACAGACCCGCAGCTTTCCTTGGCGGTAATTAATGGAAGACACCGTGCCGATCCGGATCAAGTTCTTTAAATTAACCATTCAATATCCCACCAGACATTTATGAAGTTCCAGGCCGGTTGTAAACCCGCCGCTTATTTTGTGACTGACCTTGTCGATATAATAATTGCCGTTAAAAATACCCAAGTCTTCGATGGTTACGACTTGGGTGGGGACCAGTTCCAGATTGCCGGGCAGCTCCAGGCTTAACGTGAATTCTTTTTTATTCAGCTCCCGCAGTCTACATCTGGCATAGAGCTCTGCTTCAGCCAGGCTGCCGGCCGTCTCGTTGATCTGGTAAATCTTGCTCCCGGCCTTGCCGGACGGCTTGAAAGTGTAAGTAAACGTAGTGTGCGATTTGGGATTGGTATAAGAGATTTTACAACCATCGTAACCCGTATTAGTAAACGTGGTTTTGGCGCTCCATTGGATCAAATCGGATTCGCAAATCGTCAATGCCGGTACCGCTGATTTGGCTTCATATTCCATTTCGTTGAAGATGACGATTTCCTGATTATAGATCTTGATCGCCAATCCGTTCTGCTGGCACAAATTGGCCAGAAAAGCCGCATCCGCCTCTTTGCTTTGTTCCACAAAGGGTATCACCGGATTAAAAGACGAATTGAAATAGAGAGCCAAGTCGGCGTTTGCGGCGATACTTTGGGCGATTTTTTTGACGGACGCCTTTTGCCAGGTCCGGCTATGCTCTACCGTCATAAACTTGGAGTCCGCCGGCGCCGAAACCGCCCCCAGGCTTAAGACACGGGGCCTGCCGCTGTAACTGGGCTCGTCAATAACAAACCGGCCGCAATAAAACCTTTGCGAGTCGCCTTCATAATTCCAATTCTCGGTAATGATGGTCGGCATGATGATATCGCCCTTGGACGGCGCCCAGCCGGAGATCCATTTCCCCAGGTCGTCCTTGAGCTCGATCGCCGCATCATCCGCCGCGCCGGAAGCGTTGTCGTTAAAAGTGAAACTTTTCAGGTCCGGCGCGATATCATTGGTAATGTTCTTGCCTTCGTAGATCAGTTCAACACTGGCCCGTCTGCTTTTCATGATTCCTTCCTCCACGGCGGCATACTGCCGGATATATTGTTTGCATTACTGATAGCGGGGATGGTTAAATCAATTCCTCCTGAAAAAATAACAACTTCCAAATAATCCGGATTGACTTCCATCAGTTCCCGGGTATGCTTTTCATCTCCCAACAGGGAAAAGGCGATACTGTCAAAAGTATCGCCCAATTTGGTTTGGTATTTAGTCGACATTGCAGTTTCCATTCCTTTCGCTACATATGAGAAAATACTTTTCAGCATAGTTTCATACTAAGTTGCGTTCAAAAAGGTATTAAAATTTAAACGCAACTTAGTATTTGTACCAATTTACCCATCCATATTTATCTGCTTGAATGCAAATTGGTATCAAATGCCTAAAAATCAACTCACCCCCTGAGATACACCTGGATTATTGATAAACTTTAGCCTTCCCCCTCTCTTTCATGAAAAAAGAGGTCGCGTCCCCGGGACGCGTGACCAAGGGGGTGAGTTGCCATTAGACACTCAACCAGTCAACTGCCAATTTCTTGCGTCTTGACTGCCAACAGCTAATAGCTAATAGCCGATAGCCACTTTCACTCTTTCTCATCCTCCGGCAAAGCTTAACCGGCGCCGCCGGTCCATCAATGCGTTGAATTTCCGTTCAAAGTCGGCATAAGAGCTGTCGCTGGCCGTTTTCATCACCTTAGCGTCGGCATTGCCCTGAATGATGATCTGCGGCGAATAACTAACCGCGATCCCGGCGCTGCCACTGCCCATCCCCTTCAATAAACTCTGAGTCCGGCTATGGGAGAAAACCTGGCTGCCCCGGGGCAAATTGACCAGTTCCGGACCTTCCTCGCCGACTAATGAAAGACCGCCACGGAAATAGGATGTTCCGCGCGCATTCGTTGGTATGTTGCGATATAACAATGGTTGTGCTTTTAAATACCCCCTGCCTATTTGCTTCACTAGCGCCTTGATTTGTTTTTTTCGCTGATCACTTTGTTCATCATAGATAAATTTTGTGACACCTGCTGTTGCTGCTGCTATTCCTATTATAGCTGCAACAGGACCTAAAGCTGCAATACCACCTGCAACTGCTATTCCCCCCAATACAGTGCCCACTAGTGACGCTCCTGATATGCCGGCCTCAGCCCATTCTCCGCGTGACAACTTTCCAGTTTTCGCTAATTTGTATGTAAGTTCCACCAATGACTTTATATCAAAAGCTGTACCTACAAGTCCTAAACCTTTCACGCCCTTTAAACCAGTAAACACATTCTTTAGTTTGAATGCTTTTGATATTTTTGAATATTCTTTGATTAAGCTTGGATTTCCTAATTTCTTTACTTTTTTGCCAATTTCTAATAATTCAGTTTGCTGTTCTTGTTTTCCTAACACGGATACTCTAGCCATTTGTCTGATTATTTTTGCTAGGAAATTTGGGGGTTTTTGGTTTAGTCCAACTGCTTTTGCCCCAAACTTTGAATGAACGAATTTTTGGGCCAAATCTTTAGCTATTTTTGTTGAGAAATTTTTGGGCATTTTGTTTCCTAATCTATCTACTTGTTCTCCCCACTTTGGATGACCGAATTTTTTGGCAATTTTTCCAAATTCAATTAATGCGTCTTTTGGTTCTTTTACCCCTTTTACTATTCTTTCTAGAAAGGGTTCTGCTATATTTGCGCCTAAATAAAATGGCGACAAATATTTATTTGCCTTATTAACCATCTGATATAAATTGAACTTTGATGACGTATTAACTACTTGATTTAACTGAGAATTTGATTGAGGACTCTTTTGATAGCTATACTTGGGGCCTGTCTCTTTCATCTGGCTTTGTAACTCATCAAGTACCCTCGTCCGGCTTTGTAATTGATGAATTAAATCAGGATTTTTTTGAACTATCTCAATATACTTTGGATCTACTGCCATCATCCGGCTTTGAGAGTTTTTTGCGGTATTTTTTTCATTCTCCGCCATCCCTACAACTCGCCTCCTTTATCTCCATGGCGATTTCAAAAAGATCTTCCAATGCGAGATTCAGAAAAAATTCCACACTGGTAAAGGATTGTAAAGCGAGACGGACGGCCAGCTTCAACAGCTGCCGCCCGTCTCCTGCCCTAAATCCTATAGATAGAAAAAACCGGTCACCGCATTTTTGACCTTGATCGCCTCGTTGGCCGGCAGTTTTTCGAAAAACTCCACCGGCTGCTTGCTGGCCTTGGCTGCCACGATGCAGGCATAGCCGATATTCATCTCATTAATGGCGGCCACCTGACCGCTGGCGGCGAACTGTTTCTCCGCGTCAATCAGGTCTTTAGCCGTCAGTGACTCTAGGCCGGAAAGATCGATTTGTGAATATTCCTTATCCTCAAAGACATACGGATTTTTAAATTCAACTAAATATTCGTTAGCCATCTTTATCCCTTTCTCTCTTAGATTTGTTCACGGATGGTTTCGAATACATCCGTGCCGCCCACCTTATAGATGAAGTTCAGCTTATCCAGCTCCAGCACGGTTTTACCGTCCACATCCACCTTGATATAGAGAACAGTAAGGGTATTCTTGGTGTCGGTCTTCTTGCCCACACCCAAAGTGCCCAGGTCCAAACCTTTGGGAACCACCTTGAGGGTGATCTTCAGCGGCACATAATTAATGGTACCGGCTGAAACATCATAACTCTGCTGGGAACCCCGTAAAATCAAGGTCCTGCCGCCGGGAGCCATTAGGGAAAAGCTCTTGTCCAGCACGGTTTGAAACGGGATCTCGATATCGATGTTTCCGAAATGTCCCGGAGTCTGGCTGTCAAACTCGCCGGCAATTCCGGCCCCGGAGATGGTATCCCCTTTGCCTTCCAGTTTCGGCAGTTTGATCTCGCCGGAGATACCGACCAGTTTTTCACCCTCGTCATAGATGTTGAAATTGACGATCTTCTCAGGTATCGCGTTCACACTCATGATTATTTACCCCCCAAAACTGTAGTCAAGGCATTGGCGTCAAACTCCAAGGTGTCGATGATGGTCTCCGCCGGCGGGAACGGTGTCAGATATTGATGGAAGCGAATCTTGCCGTTCAACAGGTCGGTGGTGGGATTCTCATCAAGCCGGAATTCGATGCGGGCATCGGCGATCTGATAACGGGCCTTGTAACCGTTGGCCCGGATATTTTCACTATCCACGATCGCCTCGATCAGCCGGGTATTCATCGGATCGTCGACTTTCTGGAAATAGGTTAAAATAAAACTGTTGCCCCACCAGGAGAACATCCGGCGCACCGGAATGAACCGGTCCTTTACATCAGTGCTGGAAGGATAGATGCCGGTGTTATTGCCCCACAACCGCCAGCCGTTGATGTTGATGGCGGTGACAATGCCGTTGCCGTTCAAGTAATTGCCCTGCGCCTGGTCCAGATAAACCTCGGAACCGTCGCTTAAAACCGTGCCTGTAATATTAAACTTCTTGTTGGATGGTGATACATAAGGCACATTATCATTGTCGGCGTCCGTATAAGCGATTAATGCCGCAGCCACTGCGCTAAACCAGTATTGGGCATCGCCGATGACCACCTTTGGCCAGCATACGATAGAATTTGCGCTGGTATAGGAGTTGGAATTTTTCCAAGTCAGGACATCCTGATAAGTATAAGCCCCGTCTGTCTTGCCGGTATCCACATCCAGAACGGCCATGCATTTATAGCAGCCGTTAATATCCTCGGTCTTGGCCATCATGGCAATGCCAACCTCCGGAATCTGGCTCCAGCCGGGAACTACGATCAGTCCGGGGACGATTCCGTGGACCGGATATACCTGTTCGATGTTCTGAAGGCCGGTATATTTGCCGCTGGCGCTGTCATAGCTGCCGATGATGTCTTCCTTGGTGACCAAGGAAGGATCGAGTTTATTGTAGCTCAGGGATAACTGGGTGGCTGTGGCCGGAATAGCCCCGGTTTTGGCTGCGGTTAATACCACATACCCGTCATCGTCGAAGGCCAGGCTATAATCGGTTGTTTCGGCATAGGTAGTGATGCCGTCGGCGCTCTTGACCACAAAATCCTTCAATAAAATTCCCTCTTCAGCGACAGTGAGCTTTTGGCCGCTGATGGTATAAAGCTTGTTCGCAACCGCTACCGCGTGTTTCCCGGGGTCCAGCACGTTTACGGCCACCAATGGGGCAACATGATAAACGTTAAATGAAGCATTGACCGATTGGCAAATCGTAAATTTTTCAAAGTCATTGGAATAACCCAGGTTGGTCACGGCCTCCGACAAGGAATTAATTAATATCGGTTTATTGACCGCGCCTGCTGGGTCAGCCAACAGATTGATCGGGGCGGTGCCTACTACAAACTGCACCCCGCTGTCCGAGGTAATAGGAGCTATTACCGCAGTTGAGTTTTCATTGATATAAACGCCATGTGTATAAGGCAAATCAAATCTCTCCTTTTTATTAAGATAAAGTATCCGCAACAGTAATTTTGCCGACAGTCCAAACCGTCTCCAGTCCCACGCGGAAATACGGATATTTACTCTCGTCGGTTAATTTCCAGATGCCATCGATGAGTTTCCATTTGACGGGATAGCCGATTTCATATTTGCGGCCGAAAACCCGCCGGCGCATGAGATGATCGTAAATCTTTTGCAGTATGTTTACCGCATCGCGGTATCCCTGGCAATCGGCGCTGTTGTCGTAAGTTCCGGCCACAAAAAGGACGGTCCATTCATAAGGACCGCCTTCATCCGGGTCTTTGCCGAATTTGAGAATCACCCGGACATAAGGGGCCTGCTCCACTGTTTGCCCGTTTTCATCAACCGGAAGGTATTGGGAAAACACAGCGACGCTTGAAAGTTCGCCGGCTTGATTTTTTAGTTTTATCCCGGCCAGGACTGTCGAGATTTCTGTTATCAAGAATTCTTGTAATGCAAGCGGTGTCATGTCCTTCCTCCCGCAAGTCCCCATCGCGCCTTCGCGATCGTCCGTTTAAACCCGGCATTTTCTTCCCATGGAGCCGTTTTGGCCGAAGGCGGATCGACATAATGTAATAAAGCTTTATTCCCCTTCATAACTACTCGTCTAATATAAACATCAACCTCCTTTTTCAAATCTTTTGCTTTGCAATCATCCAATATTTAGATATTTTCCGCGATCAATCACCTCTTTTTCGGTGCCGCGCCCCACCCTGCGCAACTCATGGCACAAATAACCCGGGGCTGTCTCAAAAGGGTCTTTTGATAATAACAATAACTTTTAAAAATACTTTTTCGACAACCCCGCACCCAAGCCAAATTCATAAAAGATTTGATTGGATATAATAAATCCATCCATTGATTCCTGGCCGTTTCATAACTGATCGGTGTTGCCATTCTATGGATGGATTTATTCGCTGAATTGAATTTTATCTTTTGAATGGCCATCACTAATCGGGATCATTAAAAAGATAAAAATGGTTTTCTCAGTGTCTCTGTGATAAAAAAATTAGCCACAGAGGCACAGAGAACGAACAAGCCGCTCTATCCTGAAGTAGAATAAAGCGGCTTTATATACTTGTGCCGCGCCCCACCCTGCGCATTACCCGGCACATATGACCCGCCCATAGAAATGGGCACACCGCGGATTGGTTTTGGGCAAAGTAAAACCGCCCCGGGAGATCCCGGCGCGGTTTTTTTTACTCTCCGATACTAATACTATATCACAGTTTTTCGATCTTTTGGTGCCAAAAAAGTGCTAAAGTAAAACTCGTTTAACTGCAATTTTGTCACTTTGTACTGTTCTCACCTGATTTTGCATAAATCCCAAAACTAATCAGTAATAGCAATGGTTTTCTCTGTGCCTCCGTGTCTCTGTGGCTAATCAAATAGGCTAACACATGCGACACGCATAGGCAGGCATAGAAGCACAGAGAACGAACAAGCCGCTCGATTCTGAAGTAGAATAAAACGGCTTTATTTTACTTGTGCCGCGCCCCACCCTGCGCATTACCCGGCACATATGACCCGCCCATAGAAATGGGCACACCACGGATTGGTTTTAGGCAAAGTAAAACCGCCCCGGGAAGATCCCGGCGCGGTTTTTTTACTCTCCGATACTAATACTATATCACAGTTTTCCGATCTTTTGGTGCCAAAAAAGTGCTAAAGTAAAACTCGTTTAACTGCCCTTTTGCTGGTTTGTGCTGATCTCACTTGATTCTGCATAAATTCTAAAGCTAATCAGTAGTAGCAATGATTTTCTCTGTGTCTCCGTCATCTTGATGACGATGTCTCTGTGGCTAAATCATTATGCCACCAGGCACAAAGAATTAAAAAAGCCGCCCTATTCGTAAGCAGAATAAAGCGGCTCTCATTTAGCAGGCATTTGATACATTACTGTTGTTACGGCTCCGGATACTCAGAAACCACCTGGTTTTCGCCAGCACCGATTGCCGCAGGCGGTATGTTTCGCGGCGGGACCAATCCAATAAAACCGGCATCATCTCCATATCCTTGTCCTGAAAATAACGGCATTCAATGAACAACCGTTCATCCCGGGTCATGATGCCAAGACAAGCGTGAATCAGTTTGATCTTACGTTCCAGCTCCAGTCTTTCAATCGCCATCGCTTCGGCTTTGCTGTGCTGGTCATGGTAGACCGGCGTGTGACTGAAGATTTGCACATTATTGGGTTGCAACAAATTCAATTTGATCTTCAAATACTCGTAGGAACGGTACATCTGCTCGATTTCACGAAATTTGTCTTGTTTCATTCTTATCCTCCGCTTTGGTTTTAGCTTTTTGCGCTTCCCTTAATATCCGGGCATATTTCCGATCGCGAAAACGGTAAAAATGATTGGCCGTATCTTGCTTGATTGTTCTCATATATTGACACCTTTACTTTCCAATAATTAAACCTTCAAATTTAAAGAACTCAACCGCCACCAGCTGAAAAGCTGTAGTTGAGACAATCACAAGTAACTTCGATAAGCTTTCCGCTTCCAATTTTGCACTCCGGCCGTATCCGCTGCACGATAAACAGCTATTAGTTCTTCCCCCAATAAACGGCCATTCCTAAAGTTCATCAACCTATTGTTGAATCTTTGAATCAAAATAATCGGAATCGCCCACCAATATTTCATTGCCATATTCTCCTGCACGATAAACAGCTATTAGTTCTTCCCCCAATAAACGGCCATTCCTAAAGTTCATCAACCTATTGTTGAATCTTTGAATCAAAATAATCGGAATCGCCCACCAATATTTCATTGCCATATTCTCCTTCACCAAAGCTGCTTTTCAGCTTGATTTCTTAATCGGTATAAGCGACAACCATCGCCCGGTTATCGTATTTAAATTTCACTACGCCGCCAAAATTACCTGGTTCGCATAGATTAAGCAATTCCTGGTCGGATGGCCATTTTTCCGTGAATTTCTCTATCTTATAGAGATCTCCGCCCCACTGGCGGGCGATCTTATATACCCGGTATTTTTGGCCATCCAGAAATTTCGTTCGAATAAGCTTCTGCATATTTCCATCTCCACTATTACACTGTATTTGACCGGCATCTCCTTCATCATCAGTTTTAAGGCATTGACAAAATGACACAGTTAAAATATAAACCGATTAAATAGAGATATATTACGATATGGATATATACTGGTTGAAATCCAAGCCGTGTTTTTCACAATACGCTTTCAGCCTGCCTAAAAACTTAGCCCCGCCTTTGGCTTCAGGACTGTTAATGAGCCGGTGGATCCGGCCCGCATCACAGTCCAGCATCCTGGCAAAAGCCCGGTAGCATCCTCCGGGATACTCCTTCGTCCCTGTTGTCTGCGCCATTAATTGTTTCAATTTCATCTTATCAACGTACAA